TCTTTTAATATTTTGAAAGCATCTGTTGCTTTTGTAATATATAAGTTTGCTCTAAATCTAGGTTCGGTTCCTCCTTTGCCGTCCGGAACAAGTTCATCACAATATTTTGCTATTTTATATAAAGAAAAATGATCAATATCTGTAGCTTCTAAAAAGTCTCCTAAACCGTACCGATTATTGATCAGAATGTCATAAAATACCCATGCCGGATTATCAGTCCAAACTTTTTCTGTACTAAGCTGACCATCCCAAAATCCGGTATATACCGCCTGATCAGAATTAGCCTCTTCTCTAGTAGTATAGTTGGAGGGCACAAGTACTTTTAACCCTTGGCAATCATAAGTTCTTTTAGGCATAGAGCTGAAGCTTTTACTGCTAAAAGCTACATTCGCATAAGCTGTATACGGATAGTTTAAATTTTCTTTGACAATACCAAGGGCTGAGGTTACACTAGATGCATAAATGCCTTTATGCCTGCTTTTTCCTGAATATCCTAAACCAGGCCATTCGGGAACACCTACAGGAGAAGTATCTGCCTGATCGTGCTTTGTTAAGCGAGTAATTCTTATTTTTATACTTGCAAAAGGCTTAAAAGGTTCAACACTAAAATTACTTTGAAAAACTACTCCAGAAGTATGAGTTCCTCCATGCGCAAAACAAGGGGTGCCGCTAAAGGTATATCCTCCATTTATAATTATAAACTGGTCTGTTACTCCTGGCTTTACAGGGCAAAATTCAACCTTATAAGCAGCAGCACTTGGATAGTTTCGTCCGGAAGTTTCACTAAAACAGTATAGCCCTTGAGGATACGAAAATAAAAGTTTTATTTCATCGATTTCAGCCGCAGCAGTTTGTGAGTAAGTTATAGTTTGTGCAGAATTTTCTTCCATTATTAAAGCACTACTTAGAAGGTTTACAGAAGAAGAGCCAGTTCCTTCAAGGGCAGATATGGGCTCCTGTATTAAAGTCCCAGTTCTAAATTGAAAAGACGAACCAGGATATTTAGCACTCCCACTATTATGAAGAGCTATATTTGACTCACTTAGATTATCTGCAATAATAGCAGGAGTAATTGCAAATTTTCCTTCAAAAGTAAGAGGAGCATTATTCTCAAGAGTTAAAGTTCTTCCATCAATTGCCTCAATTTCTAGGAATAAATCTATTGTAACATCATGTTCAGTAGTGCCATTCGTATCTAATGTATTAAATAAATTTAAAGCTGCTATACTATTTCTATATAGTAGACTAAAAGTATTTGCTCCATCGGACATTCCAACTATACTTCCACGAATAATTCCGCCGCCCGATGTTTCTGGTAATTTTACTTGTGCCACTGTACTACCGTCTGCGACTAAACGGGTTCCAAGGTCTAATTCTGCATGTTCTGCCAAACTGTGATTAAATGAATCGTCTGTAGCAGCCCCAGAAACTCTAGTAAGGTCTATTCTACCCCCTAATGGGATACCTGCTATACCGGTCACAGCATTAGTAGTTCCAATAGGTTGACTAGGTACTACTTGACTAATGGTCGCTTTCATAGAGTAAGCACCCATTAACATTAGAAAACGTGTTCCAGTTTCTGGATGTTTTATAGTAAACTCGCTTCCTCTCGGAGCAGCTACAGTCGCCTGGTCACTCCCAGAAGTAGTTGTAACTTTGCCTCCTTCAACAGCTTCATAGGTGCTTTGATCTGCAGCCATTAAAGGGTCATTATTTACAAAAACACTTTGACCCCCTTCTACTAATCCTGCAATGGGGCCTTCGGAAATAATATCAGTTACCGCAACTGTTTGCCTATCCCCCGCCTGACTAGTCCAGCCTAGCGTATCATTAGCAGGGTCATAAACTCTTCTATCTGTAGCGTTTAAACTCATCCTGTTATATTTCCTATATTAAGGGTTTGCCCGTTAATGAGCCATGCGTTTCTACTGTAGGAATACCCAGGTACCATTTCAAAAGACATTGGAACTCCTGGTACCCGTAATCTACCGTATAAAACAGGTACAGGGTCTCCTTCAATTACATTTTGTTCTGCGCCATTAAAAAGATAGGACTGTTCTTGATCTTCATCAGTAGCGGGGTCTGGGGCCATCATTTGCTGTATTCCTGCCATTGCTAAAGATGTAGCCATACTAAAAGCTGATAAAATTACAAACTGCTGCCATCCAGCGAGTTCAGCCCAAGCGAAGCCTGCCCCTCCCATACCAAAAGTAACCCAAGTTACTACAACTATAAGTATAGCCGCTAATATTTTTGCAATAGCTGATTTTGCGCCTGCTGGTGCTGGTGTAATAATTATGTCCCCCTCTTTAAAAGGCATTAATAACTCTTTTTCATAATCTAAGTTATTTTCCCCAACATCTATTATAAAGCCCACATCTCTTTCATGTGCTTCTATAAAATATTGTTTAAAATTTGAGAAGTTTACTTCTAAACATCGAAGAGCCTCGGCCACAGTTTTAGCGTAAATTTGGAACTCTTTTCCAAATAGCTCTCCCATTTCTCCTTCAAGGTAAACAGTTCGCATCATAACGATAAGCTCCTATTAAATATTTATGCCAGAGAGGAAATAGGCTCTCTCTACAAGAAAGCCTATTAACGGCATGATGGTAAAAAATATCATTTCCTAAGTATACTCCACAATGGTTATTTATTTCTGCATGTACTTTAAAAATTAGTACATCATTTTTCTCTAATTCTGATAGCTCTACTTTTCTTAAGGACCATTCTTTTATAGTATCAGAAGTAAAATAATCTAAGTCTTCCTTCTCCCACCAATCGTCTTCAAATAGAGCTCTTGGACGAAGGTTAATATTTTGAGTACCTAAATAATCTCTTGCTGCCTCAAAACAATCAGTTACCCCAAATTCATATTCCCTCCCAAATAAATCAGTAGTACTCTTTTTAGGCTTTACTACAGTTAAATGCATTTCTGGGTAGTTAAAAATATAATAAGGGATGCCTAAAGCATCACACTGTTTTGTATCTGACTCGCTTGGTTCTGAACTGGCATCTGGGTGGCTATGTACTATACCCACAATATCCGTTGTTCTTAATAATTTTAAGTATTCTGTGGAATCAATTATAAACTCATTTTCGTCTTCTGCAACGTTTGTACAAGGAAACCACTTTTTCTTTCCTTTTACAACTCCAAGTACCCCACAGCCTTCACGGGGATACTCTTCCTCAAAATGTTCTTGTATTGCAACTACATCCATTAGCCAAATTTTCTACTTGCTGGAAAGCCCCCAAAAGGTAAAGACGCATAAGTATTAAAATTTGCGTCTGGAACTCCATCTACATTTCTTGAATTTCCTATTGCTTTTGGAGCTGCTTGATATCGTATTTTACAGCTTTTTAGCATCTTACCACAAACATCTCCTCGCACCCAAGCAGTTGGATCTGTCCCTGGAGTTATATTTAAATTAGATGCTTTTACATTTCTCCATACTTGATTACTATGCCTAACGTAATCACTCTTCCTGGGATCAGTATTTATATTATACGTGGTACTACCAGACCAAGTGCTGTAAGTTCTTACTATTTGCCAATATTGCAATAAAGCAGGACTATTCCCCGTGTTACTATCATATTCGGATCTATAGTATATACCATTAAGTACTACATACTCTCCTACAGCGTAAGTAGTACCATTAGCCCAAGTTCCTTTATAAAAAGCAGTATTACTTCCTCCAGTAAAGTGGGTTAAAAGAACTAAAGGCTCATCATCTTTTGTAAAATAAAATGTATAGTTTAAATCATCAGCAGTCACCTGCTCAGTTCCTTTCCAGTAACATGCACTTTTTGTAGGGTTATCGGCATTTCCTTGGTATAACCAAGGACAGTACTTTCCAATAATAACTCTACTAGGGACTCTATACCCTGACATATCTGCTGGGGAGGATAATTCAAGTTCTATGAATAATAAATTTTTACTAGAAATTCTGTCAATAATATAGGTTTCTTTTGGGAATTCATACACAGTTGCATTTCCTGTATATTTTTCAAATGTTTTTCGCCTTACAACTCTTGACCCCACTAAACTATCTATAGTAAAATTATCCGTATTTATATCTTGTCCTTCAAAAGAAGCATCCCAAGCATCATCTCCGGATGTAACATCCATTCTAGTTTTAAAATCTGAACTATTTTTAATAATAGACTCTACATTTGCAATAGTTAAAGTAGGCTTTGCCATAGCCCCATCGCTTTTTTTCTCAATTCCTTCCATAAGGATAGGCATGGCTACATAGACTTCCCCATCAAATGTTATATCTTTATTTGCATCTGACCCATCTAAATCTTTCCCCGGATGAAAGTATAATACATTATTAGTACCAGTACCTATATGTAATTCATAAAATTCTAATATAGAAGAATCTACTTCAAGAGCTTCAGTATCTGTAGCAATTACATCGCTCATGGTTCATAAACCTTCCTGAAGGAAGCTGTTATTGAATAGGCCTCTGTACTTACAAATGTAGTGCTCCAATTATCACAAACAACTTTTATTTCTGTAACTTTATTCCCGCTACTATCAGTTGTACTTGCATTTTCATCTGGGTACCCAAACGTAAACGCAGTAACACCTTTCTTTAGCTCAAAAAACTTTGTTATATCATCCGCCTCGTCTTTTGCACGGTTAGCAAACGATACACTAAAAGTTTCTGCCAAAGAATTTAATCCATATGAAATTCTTTGTTGGTACCCATCACCAAAATCAGCAGTTTGTACATTAGGTTTTACCTGTCTAGAAAGAGATTTATCTGGCGTTACATACTGTGTAGTTATGCCTGTTCCTGATATTTGTAATCCAATAGTTGCCATTATGCTACTCCATACGGATTAAGAATTCCGCCAGATCGTTTTTGAAATTGTAATTCTTTCTGTACAGCCGTAGCAATAGCTTTTCCAAGATCCATTCCTTGCCCCTCTTCCTGTCGTGCGTCCGTTCTAGCAGTACCATCATTGGCCACAGAAACATTTACAGTTACAACATTTTGTTGCCCCGTTGCCCCTTTTAATTCAACCGGAATTGATCGGTTATTTGGAAGAGGCACAACTGCTTCTGTTCCGTGCATAATTGCAGGGTACCCTGCCTGTCTACCTTTTGCAACACCGCCTTGATCAAAAGTTTGGGCTACCTTAGGCCCGGGGGCGTCTACTATTCCTCCGTATCTAATATAGTCTATCCGACTTAAGCCACTTCCAGTTGATGTATAAGGCTGGTTAGGCTTCATCGTCGTCTTCGTGCTTCCACCAAAGGCAAAACTAGTAAGCATTTGTTCAACTACCCACATGGCCATTAGCTTGGCAATCATTTGTGAAATTGCTTGAAGAACAGACAGAGCCATTTGTTTAAAAGCTTGTTTTACGGTCATAGTTCCTTGAATAATACTATCAAAAGCTGTTGTCATTCCGGCCTCGAGACTTGAGGTTACAGTATCTCCTAATTGGCCAATAACAGTAAGATCATCTCTTAATACGTCTGTAGTAGCTCGACTAACCTCTAATTGGCCTCGTAACTTGTCTATCGTTGCCTGAATTTCGACCTCAGTTATGCCTTTTTTCAATAGAGACGTATCTCCCGCGCGCAGAGACTTCATGTTACGCAGAGCCACCTCTAGATCTAGTTCAAGCATTTTTTGCGCATTTAATTGTTTTTGAAGTTCTATTTCCTATTTTTATGCGCTGCATATTGAGGAGGTAATGCAGCATTTTTAGCTTTTTGAGTATTTAATTCCACCATTTCTTTTGTTAAAGCCTGGGTTCTTTCTACCTCATTTCGTAAAGTTTCTCGATAAGTACTTAAACCCCCAACGGATTTAAAAGCATTATCGAATCTCTCTTGAACATTAGTTGTATATCCTAATTCTTCTCCTAACCGTTGAACCTCTTCTTTTGTACCATTAAGCCTATCTAAAAACTGCAATTGTTGCTCTGCAGATTTGCCTGATATAGTAGTACCTAAGTTGTTCATCTGATCTGTAAAAGTAGCTAAATCAGTTGCAAATTTTCGATTTATAGTTTCAATATCCTCAACCTCTTTTATATTTCCTCCCTCTATTGCCTTAATGAGCTCTGCGGACAACGAAGCAACATTATTCCTGCCCAAATCCTTTAGAACATTTGCCATAGCTTCCTGTTGTTGCTTTGGAGTAAAAGATTTATCCATGGCCGCTTCCATTAATCGAGAAATTTCCATAGTAGAAATACCTTTTGCTCTAATTTTATCCTGAGCTGCACCCTTTGCTTTATCTATTCCTTTAAGTATATTTACTAAATCCTTACCCGCCTCTTTCGTGGTATCACGTAGCTCCTGCATCAATTCGTTACGAGCTTTTAAAGCATCATTTGCGTCCTCTCTTGCTTGCAATTTGTCAAGATCCATATACTTACCAGCTAAGCTCATTAAGGTATCCTCTAAATCATTCGCAAAAGTTAATTTTCCAATCATTGGCGTGCCTTCTTCTACCCCAATTAATTTTTTCGCCCAGGCAGGAAGCTTTTGCGCCACTGAGTTTATACCTTCTATAATCAAATTTAAACCAAACTGTAATCCTTTTGCAAGACCTGATATAGTACTAATTACCATCTTGAGCATGGTCATAGGAGACTCTGACATGGCTTTTAAGCCTTCTAGAACAGCAGTAATGACTCCTAAGATTATGCCGGCTTTCATAGCCATACTCATAGCTTTTCCAGCCATCCTTGCAGCCGCTGCAGCTAGCCTGAAGGGAGCTACTATACCGGCTTTTATTGCTTTACCTGTTAATTTAAAGACTCTCCATGTTCCTTTTGCAAAATTTACAGTATGTTGTTTCCAAGTAAAAGCAGAAGCCTCCATTTGTTCAAAAGCATTGTCAAGATGTTTGATTCTTTTGTAATCTTCCCCTGCAAAAACTCCTGTAACTATTTCGCCGTGCTTCTTATACTGTGTTTCTGCATGCTTCAAGGCTTTTCTTAACGCAACTTTATCTCGGCCCGTTAACTTATCACCTCTCGCAAGTTTTTGAACCGTTTTACTTTTAGTTCCACTTTCTACAAGTTGTTTTGCGATTCCCACAGTTTTCTTTGTTGCTTTCTGCCGTATTTCCTCCAAAGTCTTTTTAGATTTATTTAATTCTTGCCTATACGCCTGCCAGTCCCTAACAGAGTCCATTACCGCAGATGCAGACCCTTTTCCAAAATTCATTATTTTATCAGTTAAAGTTTGTACTCCTGGTATAGCTTTGAATATAGAAATACCTATTAATCCGAATATAATGGCAGCAGTTTCTGCGTTAGCGGCTAAAAAATTAGCCAGTCCTTCAAACACTGGCATAAGAGCATCCTTAACTATTTTAAGAATGTCCTCAAAAGTTTTCTGTAACTTTATAAAGGGGTTGGATAAAGCCTCACCCTCTCCAAATTGTTCATTTAATTGTCGTTGAGTTTCTACTAAAACTGCTTGGCTTCTTTCTGCTGCTGTTAAATCTTTTACATTTTTATTAATTGCATTGGCATAATCTTTAGTGGCTTTTTCCAATCTTAAAGTAATACCGAGTTCGTCTAAAAGTTCTGGTTCCGCTTTTGAAGCACCTCGAACAAGCCTATCGAAAGCGTCTTCAAACCCAACTCCTAATGCAGCTGAGGCTTTTCTTGCTCCTATTGCTAGGTCTTCCATTTGCTTTCCGGAAAACCCTTTAGCAACTCCCATCGCAGTAGCAGAAGCCGCTTCTTTAAACCCCAGCATACCGTCGCTGGCATTCCTTAATCTTTCTGTAAGAGAGCCCATTGCAACACCCGTTGAGGCTGCAAAAGATTTTTGAGATTTTTCTAGGTTGGCTAGATTAGCCGCATTCTTTAGGAAGTTAAAAGCTGCCGTAATAGCGAATACATTTGCTGCAAGAGTGGCATAGGCAGGTACAAGGCCTCCAGTGATGCCTTGTGACATTTTAGAAAAGTTTTTAGTGCCGTTAGCTGAAGTTCTAGCAGCGCCTTTTAAGTTACGATCTGCAGTACGAGCAGAAGTACCAGTTCTTTCAAGCTGCGTTCCTAACTCTTTGGCGTTAACCGCCATGCGCTTAGTTGTGCCTTTATCATCAACTATAACATCAACATATACCGTATTTTTAGCCATTATCCTCTTACATTATGGGTATAAGTTTTCCCCGCATTGCTGGACTGTCGCTCAGCAGTTTTTCGTTTCCGTTCACCTACTTCATAACGTTGTTTAGCAACCAAACCATCATAAAGTTTCATAAAATATAATATTTCTTTTGGATTTTCAATTTCATACATTTTAAATAATTGATCAGACTCAATCCAATCCTTTCCTAAATATACGCCATTCATACCGTCCCAACGATCAGAAATATAACTGTGCATAAAAAATGCCATTTGAACCTCCTCCGGAAATGAAGAAGCTTCAATTGGCATTCTTTTGGGGTCTGGTTCCTCGCCTAACTCCTCGCAGATGCGTAAATATTTTTCCCAATCAAGATTGGAAGAGGTTTCATTTACATACCTAACAAGTAGAGACTCTACTTCTTCTACTTGCGCTGCGTAAAATTTTCAAGATCACCAACCATTTCTGTTACCCAAGAATCAAAATCTACTCCATTTTTCATAAGTAATTCTGCATTCTCAGAAGTATAGGGCAAACAGTCTTCTGGATTAAGATCTGAAATATCTACCAAAAGAAGCTCTTCTAGGTATGAAAATTTTAATCCTTCCCAGCGTTTTATAACTGCATTACAATACCCAACTAAAAACTTATCGTCATCTAATTCTTCAACTGGCTGTCTTGTTTTTTTATCCCATTTATGGGTTAAGCACTTAGTACGTAACTTAAGTAGCTCTTCTCTAGCTAAATGACAAAGACTAACTGTAAATCCTTCATACCCTGGGTAATCCAGTTTTACAGTCTTGCTTGGAGTCATAAGACTCGCTAAAGATACGGGTGCTTTTTTTGGTTTTACTGCTTCTACCATCGAATAAATTCCTATTTAAAAACTAAATTATACTGTAAACCACAAGAAATGTCAAGAACTATTTTTGTGGGGTTGAGAAGGAAAAGGGGCCGGAGCCCCTCTCCTCTTTAGACTTATGCGTAATCGTCTACTGGGTAGTAGGTGATTGCTGAAATTTCATCGGCTGCTCCGAAGTCTGTCGGAAGAGCCTGGAAGTTTGTTTCTAGAGATACAACATCTTCAATTTGGTGTGCCGGTACCTCAATATGTGCGGTTGGAAATTCAACTTTTAATGCAGGGTCGGTAGTATTACCTGTAGCGGTTGAACCACCAATATGCATTGTTACTTTAAAAGCATTAACCGTTTTACCCATTGCACCTGTGCCTACCAAGTCATTAAAGAATTGCCTAGAAGTACCATTATTCAAATCTGTATCTTCAAGGGTTAGATAACAAGTTGCATTTCCGGTAGCACTTCTAGTACCCGTAACGTGCTCCAACGGCTTGTTAATAGCTCCTAATTCTTCCGGTACAAGATATGCAATATTGTTCGCAACAGTAAAACTTCCACCTGTCAATACAAGGCTATACTTACCGTTTGCAATAACACCTGAATTATCTGTATAAGAACCACTATCTGCTTCAACAGCTATCAACCCATTACTAGCATGCCCTGTTACTGCGGCGTTATATGTATCATATAATTTAATATTATTTGAATCAACTACATTAGCATAGTGGTGAGTACCGTTTAAACCTGTTAATCCTACCATTCCAGAAATATATACTTGATCTCCAGTTGTAAAACCATGCCCTGTAACAGTAATACGGTCATCACTTGCATCATCAAGAGTAGTAATTACATCATAATTACCGGGGAAAATAGTTGTAACTTTATCGGTACCTGTTGCTGCTTCAATTTCTACAGAAGTCAATCGATTACGAATAAAGTTCTTTGTGCTTACCGTACCTTCATCAATTGCTGGTGTTACTGTCACGGTTCCACTGCCTGGAACAGTACTTACTAAGTTAAACTGTCGACCTGCTGCATTATCGGTGTCAATAAAAATATCCCCAAGAACTACAGTTTCTCCGTCGTTCCTATCGGTAGAGTTCCATGCGGGAGCGGTTGTGCCAAGAATAACATTGCCAGATACGTCGATAACTTCTTTTGCAAACCCAGACCAATTAAGAGTTGCAATACCATCAACATCAAAATCAATACTTACTTCATTTACAACCGATTCTGGTATCCTATATACAAGAGGATTACTTGTAGCAGTATCGATCAGAAAATACATGGTAAACGCAGTCATTGCTGATCTATTTGATTCTGCTAATGAAATCACCGAACTATCCGCAGCGGGGGTAATTACTTCACCCCCCGAAACCGCAGGGTTTGTTGCTCGAGTAAAGCCACTGCCGCTGGTCCAAGTATCTGCGCCAAACATAGAAGCCCAAAGAACTTCTTCTACCGCGTGGGTTTCTGCTGCACTTGATGCAGCAACAGAACCTGAGGGAGTTACACTACCTACCTTAGACTGGAAAGGACGAATATAAGTTGAGAAAGACCATTCAGCGGGGGCAAGAGAGTCTGTAAATACACGACGACCTCGTCTACTAATACCTACAGTACTTTCCATTTCCGCGAGCGTTATTTCCGACGTATTCGTGGACTGAGAAAAGCTATAGCCATCAAGAACTGGAATTTCCCAAGTCTGACCTGCCCCTAGCTTAGTTGCTGTCTCCGTATTATCCGCCGGGGCCCGAAACTGAATAAACAGTCGAGTATCTCGGCTAAAATATAATTGTTGTGCCATAGATTATCTCCTATGAACTTGAAAAGACTGAATCGTGAACATTTGTTCGTGCCAGCATTTTCCTAGTAACGAACCTCTATTAGTATTTCGCCAACTCCTAGAGGCTCTAATACACCTTCATCAGTATCTATACTGATTATAGTGATCTGATGAGTAAATTGCTCTAAGCCATTTCTATCGTGGTACTTCAATTTACTATTTTCTTCTAAAACAGTTTCTACATCTTCTAATAACTCATCGAGAGCAGCTACTGCATCTTCTTCATTTACATAACATCTAACAGTTACATTTAAGTACCTGTCTTTATATCCACCACCCTGGTATTCTCTAGTCTCGGACCCCGCATTTAAATGTATTGCAGGAAACTCTTCTATCTCATCCCAAAATTTAAGTCTAGCACTTGTCTCTGCTACTGCTTGTTTATAAAGGCCTCTTCCATCAATAAGAGCTAATTGAGCAGCAAGAGATGTAGTTATCCCGGCCCTACGAGACGTATACGTTCTTTCAATACCCACTATAGTCTCCTAGTATAAAATCTTCCTAATGCCATTCCTGCTGCTACCTCTCGAATGGACTTATCAATAAGTCTACGAGGGTCTCTTTCGGGGGTTGCCCAGGGTGCTTTACCTCTTCCAATTTCAAATACTTCATAAGGGTTTTTTGAATATGTATAACCAAAACTAGGAGAACCTTTTCTAGTTGCTATAACGTCCATAACCTTAACACTTTTAGCAAGTCTACCCGACTGGCTTTCTAGAGCTGGGGCCTTCATATTTTTTTCTACTGTATCAGGTAGCTTTTGATTTATTAAAGCTATAAAACTAAACATGCTTCTTCGACTAGTTACATCAGATCCCGCAGTCTTCATAACTGCTTTATCTTTACGAACTTTTCCTACTGAAACCTTACTCTTTTTAGGTTTAGTTTTTACCGGTTTTTTACTACTTTTTCTAATTTTCTTTGCTTTAATGGTACTCTTTATACGAGGAGCCCTAGCAGCAATTTTTGCATAAATATTTAAAATAGTCCTCTTTGCTTTTTCTACTTTTGAATCTGAACCTTTTTGGTTTCCCCAATCATATTTTTTAATTTGAGAAAGTATTTTATTAAGATCCTTTTGCAGCTTTTCTGCAAGTTCTTTTTCTTCCTTTGCCCCCCTTTCTCTATTTAGAGCCGAGCTCTCTAATACTACAGATAGTTTGTCTATGCTCTCACCGTCTTTTTTCACTAGAGAAAGTGTTACTTTTCCTTCAATCTCTTTTAAAAACTTTTTAACGACAGCATTATCCCCGTAGTTCGTACCAAAGTCAAATAATGCCTGTTCTGCATGCTCCTTTCGTTGCTCAGAAACAGCAGAGCCCTCTTGGTGCCCGATATCCATAAAAACGCCTGAATCCACTTCGGGTTTTTCATCCCTTTTACTCTTACCTTTATTTAAGGCTTTAATAGCGTTATTAAGCCCTGCAACTAAAGGTTTTTGATTTTCTTGTTTTCTTGACCTAAATGCTTGAAAAATATCTGTTCCAAACTTGCCTTCTGCTGCCGCTATAGTAAATGTAAATCCAGTTTTAGGGCCCCCTACAAGATCGGTTACTACAGAGGCTTTTGAAGTCCCTGGAGCATTCCAATTCTTGAAATCACTATAGAACGCAGCCACCATATTAGGAACTTCTGTATTAATTACTTCATTTATTTCAGGAGGAAGTTTGTTAAAGCCATAGGCCCCTCTATTTTCCATCTCCCTCTTTACTTGAGTTTTAATTTTATTAGGATTTAAAGTTATAAAATGTGCTTTTTTATTAGACACATGTTTACGATAGTCTTCTGAAGTTTTATAAAGGTCTTCCTGTATTCTATCAAGAGTAGCTACTAAATCAAATGCCGCCATTAGAAATTCTTATACAAGTCTAAGACTCGCTTGATATGGTCAGGGAATCCCACATTGTTTGGCTGGCCAGAGCTTCCCGGATTCTGTAAACTTGCTCCTGCTATAGATTGTCTTACCTTATATTCATCTTTTAAATAGTAAGTAACTAAGTCTAGAACTGCGAGCTTTAGATCCGCAGGTACAGCACTATACCCTGCTGTATAAACTACTTTGACTGCTCCAACTCCTATAGGCCAGTTTTTGTACCCAGAAGCTAATGTTCGTAAAAGGCTGTCTGTATTTGAATCTAAGGAATATTCATATGCTCCTGTTGTTAAGGTAGCATAAGCACCAGAATAGGAAGTTCTTTCTTGTACACTTACTAAGGCATTTACAGGGCTTTCAGTTAATTGTACGATATGAGTGCCCCAATTCACATCAATTGTTTCTGTTTTGTTTGACGAATAAAAGTCCACAAAACTATTACCACAATAAGTTTTTATTAATTGACTTACAGACGAAATTAGCACATTAAGCCTAGCATCATCTTTAGGCTGAGTAATGCCTTCCGCAGTTTTATAATCTTGTAATGTTATTAAGTCTGCCATAAGTTAATTAATAAAAACTTGGGGGAGGAAAACCTCCCCCTAGTTATTTAGCCTTGAGCATCAATTATTATGCGTACTCAATTCTAACTGATCCATTGTCACCAGGATGTGCGTCTGCTTTAGCTTCAAGCTCGGCAAAGCCAAGAGCCTGAGAAGCAACAATCGCTGTACGCTGGTTCGCAACTTCATAGTCGGTCTCAACATTAACGCCTCGGAGTCGAGGAATAACAAAGTTATTTACGTTAAGGGCAACTGCAGCACTAGTAGTTACTGCTCCGCCAGCGCCAGTTTGGCTAGCGAGCGCGTCAGAGGCGATGACAGGAGAACCGTAAACGGCACCTACAACACCCAGTCGCTTGAAGGCCAGGTCTGAACCAACCTCTGATACATCGGAGAATCCGGCATCATTAATAAGGTTGTAATACTGATCTACAGGTACAATGTACGCTACGTCAGTGGGGTTCAAACCAAACTTGCCCATTTCTGATCGAATTGAAAGCAACATTGCAGAAGTAACTGCATCAGAAGCACCTGAGGCATCCAAATCGGTTACTAGAGTGGAATCAAATGCAAGGAAAGAACCTGCACCATCAGTTCCTGCTCCGCCAGCGATACCTACAATTGATGCATTACCAAGCACAATTGCAGAGTCGATTGCGCGCGCGTGTGCACGTGCAAGAGCGGGAGTAAGAATCGGAAGTAGAGAAAGAACTACCTGCTCATCGGTGTCATTGCTCAGGAAGGTACCTGAGATCAGTCGATGAGTTTGAAGGACGATACGATTAACATTAAAGTTATTATCGCTAGCGCCTCTCTCTTCTAACAAGTTGGCAGTGGTTCCCAGGCCGTCTGCAGCCCAATTAGCCATTTCAGAATCGGGGATAATTGGCAATACAGTAGCACCTGATGCTACCTGAATCTCTCTAAAGAGAGGGGCAACTTTTTGCTCGATTTTAACAGCTTCTTCAAAAGTTGAAGCAACTGCTATATCAATACCAGCAGAAGTCGTGGCGTCGTAAGTTACACCAGCTTTTTCAAGCACTTCTTGACCATACGTAGTATCTACTAGACCTTTCTTGAAAACTTTTCCAAGAAGACTAGCATGGAGAAGTTCCGTCTTGATCTCAGGGGTAAGCTCGCCAGTTCCACGGTTAGAGAAGACACGCTTAGATTCGCGCATCTTATTAATCTCATCCTGCTTCTCGACAAGAGCTTCCTCATGTTGCTTAACGATTTCTGCTGTATCAGCATTCTGTGCGTTAAGTTTTGCTTCAAGATCTTTAAGCAATCGTTCAGTACCGGATTCAACACCAGTAACAATCGCTTGCTTAACATCCTCTTCTTGCTGAGCCTTAGTTTCTGCTTCCGCAGTAACTTTTATTTCAGCTTCTATTTTTGCTGCTTCTTCGGCAGCTTTTTGCTCGGCTTGCTTCATTGCAATTTTAGCAGCAGTTTCCTCAGCTACTTTTTTAGCAAAAGCTTCCAAGTCAACGGGTTGTTGTGTCTCTT